ATCCTCAATATCAATCGATGATTTCCTAGTCAACTCAATGTTGAGTTCCTCAGGAGTCTCTTTTTCATTGTATTCGATTGGGCTGTCTTCTCCGGTATTGAGGAGGTCAAATTCAAACAAAACCTGCTTCCCATCCTTCACACCCTCGTGAGAGATGTGCTTGGAGGAGGCTCGATTCATCCCAGGGAAGCTCAGAAGAGTCCCACCAGTCAAGCCACAGTGCATTCCATTCCGGTAAGAACAAGAAGCACACTTACTTTCACCAACAATAGCATTACCGGTCGCCAACTTATTCTTCAACAGGCTGCAATCCAAGGCAGCCAAAACAATCTTAGCCTTGCTCTGACGAAGTCCTGCGATATAACGTTTAATGGCACTTATAGCCGAAACCTTACCATACTGGGCCGCAGCGGTCTTGTAGACCTCTTTAATAGGAATGCCGGTCTGAACCATCTTGCCAATCTCTTCGACGCTGGCTTCCTTATGAACTAGAGCTTGTTTATCACCAGCGGTGCGGATAGTATATTTCTCGGTATTTCGGTTGTAGGGCAGAGCCTGTGTCGTCTTTTCTCCACCATTGCGTAATTGAGTCAAAGCGGCCTTTAACGTGGTGGTAACCTTGATACCTTTTTGATCCAACGCAGCGAGAACCACAGTCTTCAATTCGCTGGCTGAGGCAACGATGGGACGATTATAAAGGTTACAACTACCACAATTATGATACTGGCAGCCCTCACAAGCTGCAATCTTTTTTACTGACAGAGCATGAAGATGCCCTTCCTTCTTAATTTTATCGAAGGAGGCGGTGCATTTGTTCATAAAAAAGTTGGGTTCAATATAGGCAGAGCCCAACATTTCAAATTTATTTGGTTCCCAATAATCAGCATCTACATTTTCAGCCATAGCTGCTGTTTCAGCCGTATTGGACTGAGAGGCTGGGACTTTAAGCGCATCACGCTGCACCCGCACTTCCCCGGCCAACTTCTTAACGTAACTGGCAACCCGATTGGGACTATGCCCTAGACTCAGAAGAAATTTGACTCGATTTTCAATCTCCGCATCCGTTACGGCATCCATTTCGTTATGCTGGTCTACCGCTTCTAGAGTCCTAAATGCATCAGCCAGTGCAGAATCACCCGTAGTCGCATCTCTGATGGGTTTGGGCTCAAAGGCTCCAGCCGCAGTATGGGCTCCGCCAGGGATCAGGGTATGTTGGGACGATCCACCAAGCTCATTCAAAAAAGCCTTATCAATCTGAGAGGCCTCATTGGCAGCAAACTGCTCCTTCATGCCAACTGGCTTTTTCAGACCAATATTACCATAATCTGGCTCCACACCTTGCAGGAATGAATCAATAAGAGAAAATTGGTTGTCAGTCATTAGGGTTACCCTTTTTAAAAATCGAGTTGAGCAAGAATGTCCTTCAGATACCCATCCGGGTCTTCGGAACTGGCGGCACCCATCTTTTCATTGAAGTCCACCTCTATGGAAGAGACACGTTTCACTTTATCTCCTTCCACTTTCCACAAATCCTTACTGCTGGGACATTCAAAAAAGTTCCCAGCGACCCTGATGAGGCCCATTGATGCAGCCTTCTTTAAGCCCTTATCCGATACCTGTTTAGATGATGGAATCGACTGAGGTTTACCAGATAAATAATGAACTGACTGGTTTATGTTGGCCCGCATAGGTGTATTACTCCACGTCATTAATGTAACGAGTAGTCACTTTTAGCGTCAGCCTTAATTGTTCGCACGAGATAAGAGGAAGTTGTCAAACTCCGGGGCCGCTACGTCAACTTCAAATTTGCCCAACATTTCCGGGTCTCTTCGATAGATGGGACATATCTTGGCACGTTCCCGTTGACTTAGACCACGTCCTTGCGCGGAAGCCTTGTCAATCAAACCGAATACGTATGCTCCAAGAGCCAATGTGGGGGATTTCTTGGAGGCTAGGAGCGTCTTAGAGAGAAGGGAGAGGGCTCGTCTCACATCTGGTCGCTTCACTCCATAAGTCAGTGCAACGGTCTTAAAAGAACGAGTCTTAGCATAGAGGTCAATGATATCCGAATAAAGGATTGGGGCCACAGAGTCTCCTGGGTAGAAGTTAATCATATCAATGGTCTCTAACGTTTGATTTATCTTCTCTTTGGAAGGAATCCCCATAAGAATATAAGTGCCAAGTCGCTTCATGGCTAATCGCAGTTTGAAACTACAAATAGTCTGTGTTGACCCATGTAGTCTGGCTATTGACCATTGAGTTTTACTCAAGAGATAGTAGGATAGGAGCAGTTCTTGATCCTCATAACTGAGAAACTTCAAATACTCCATAAACTTCCCAAAATTGTCCTGAATGTATGATATGGTGCTTTGGGATACCATATCTGCTTGAGTTTCTAATGATAAGGTGTGGTCCCCTTGGTAATCATCGGGATCTAACAACATCGCTCTTGATGCTACTATCGACTCGAAATAAGGTGAGTTTTCGGCCAAAGGTCCAATCCTTTCAACACTTAGAAAGTGTTAGGTGAGTTTTTTAAATCTATTTTACGTCTGATTTCCCAACCTTTATATTTTCTTTTGGGTGGCAACTGCTCTTTTTACGTGTCTTTACAGTATAATACTCTAAAATTAAAATGCGTGAAGGCATTTTTTACCTATCACGCATTTTAATCGCATTTTTTTGATACTTACCTCATGCAATTTTCAGATTCGACATCCTTGCTCTCAAACAGCTTTTCGGCAGTATCTGGGTCAGCGGTGCCTTCGAACTCCACCACTTCACCATTATCAACTGGCTCTTCAGAAACTTCCCCAAGGGTAAATCCTAGATTGCTAGAGAGATTCTCGATTGCAAGGGCGACCTCATCAACCGCATTATAGATCTCATTGAGGGCTTCCTCGACTCGTTCGGGATTCTCATTTGCCAACTTTTTTAGCATGGTAGCAAACTTCTTACGGGCGGCGACTTTCTCACGAAGAGAGGCTTCTTTTGGAGTGGGAGACAGGTCCAAATTTTCAATCAATGCCTCGGAGGCCTCAGCCATACTGGAGAATGCCTCTGACAACTCACAGAGTGCATCCGATAAGGCGGATGGATCCTCATTGGCAATTTGCTTGAACTGAGCAAATTTAATAGGCTGCTCAGCAACGGGGGTGGTTATTTCTCTTTTCTCACGCATGAGGATTCCTCCAAAAGTTAGGGATTTACGGGTGTTAATTCTGGTTCGGCGAGGGCTCGTTCGGCATCATGCTTTTCCCCCTCAATTTTAGTTCTGATACGCTTAGCCAAGTTGAAGCCCTTTCCTTCTGGCGAACCAGAGAAGAGGCGCAAGTATTTGGGTAGTTCGTGATAGAGAAGCTGAGCGGCCCAGGCCTTGCTTTTTCCAGATCGTGCTGCAAACTCGTTCAATAGTTCACCTTGACCGCCATCAAAAACAACAATCAGATCAAACAGTTGAAGAAGGAGCTTAGCGGTGGCTGGACGATGAGCGAGCTTATTCATGCACCAATCATTGAATGCATGACGAAGCTTGCGAAGTTCTGTGTTCTGGACCAACTCCTCCTCTTCCTTATCCACAACCCCATGTTGAATTTTGTTCAAAATGCTAGGCACATTGGGATCTTCTGTTGTCAAGCCCATCACAACCTCTTGATTCGGGTAGGTCTTCATCAGATACTTGATCGCGTCCCCCATCATAAAGATGAAACACGTCTTCAAATATGAGGAAACTTGCTCGGCAAGAGGACGTTCTCGAATTTTCTCAGAGAGCTTTGATGGGTCAAAAAGTCGTAGGATGTCTGAGTCTTCTTCAAACAAGTGATGGATCAAGACTTCATGAATCGCTTCATCACGCATCTCCTCGTTGTTAGGAGCGACCTTGGTGCGATAAACAGCACTCAGCCACTTGGCCCAATCCATTTTAGGATCGTCAGGAAGGTCGTGTGCGACGAGGGCCGCATGGACGTAGGCGTTGAAATCAGGATTGAAGCTCATAATTCTCATCAGTTGGGCAAACACGGAACGATCAAGGGCGGATGTTTTTATCCGTCCTTGTTCTTGTGTTCCCAAACCTAAGAGAATCAGGTTAGCTTCAAGCTTCATCAGGGGCTCCGATTTAGTCTAGAATCGGATCGTTTGGCTTCCAGGCATCGTTCTTGTCATCAGAAAGAACGGTTTCGAGAGTATCGACATAATCCTTATGATCGTCAAAGCACTGAAGCTTCTCTCCGGCAGCGACTTTAGAACCAGTCTTGGAGAGTTCCTCGGCGAATAGATTATTCATCGCCTCGTTATCATTGGCGGCAATTTTTGTAGTCATAGGGGCTCCTAGTAAAAGTCTACATCCTAAGAATTAGGAAGTCCATTTGTGACTCTGACTTACCCTATCGGGCTGTTAGGTAGGACCGGAGTGAGGCTTTGCGAACCCAAAATACCCCGGAGATGCCCTCGGTGTTGATTTGTTCTTTTTTGAATCCAAAGGATTTGGCCAAGTTGTCGTAGTACATCTTAACCTTGGCTGGACTGACAGAGGGGTCACGTGCGACCATGCTTTCAATGCTGTTTACTGCCACATATTTAATGCTGTGAGATCTGGCAATCTCCAGAATAGTGGCGAGTGCATACTCAGTCCAATCTTCAAATAATTTAGTAAGCTTGCTCTTAATTTCTTCTAGACTCTCAATTGTGTAACCGGCATAGGCTAGTTGCTGCTTTGAACTACTAAACCGCTGACTCGCCCCAGGAATCTGGTCCACTTGTGCCCTCACACCCTCATTCTGCTCGTTATACCACTCTTCAAAACTATTGCAACGGCAGAATGCCTGCGCCTGAGTCACCCCATTAACCAGATCTGACTGAATCTCATCAACAAACAAATAATCTTCATTTACAAAGTCTACTCTGAGCCAACCGACCGTATTTCTTCCCGCTGGATGACCTGATAGCCCGCTAGCTTGTCCAATCATGTTGACAATCTGTGACAGGGAAGAATCCTCGGCTAAAATCTTATCCGCTTCAGCCCCACGATTAAGTTGTATGACCAATTGCTCCACATCTCGATAGGAATGCTCTGACTCATGATACTTATCATATGATACGCCGTAATTATTGCGGCGTAAATCTGCTTGCTGAGAAACCCATTTTTTCAAATGCTCTCTGGTTATAGTTGGTTGGTTATGACGAATCTCTGTGAACAACTGAGGATACTGTCTCACAGCTTGTTGAAATTTTTGCTGAAACTCTTTCCAACTTAAGGCTTGGATATTCTCATCCACCATAGTTTGATAGGTGCGGCGAACCGCATCAAACTCCTTGGATACGGGCTGCTTAGGAAGTTTACTGGTGTCTGGAATCGCTGCCTGCTTCATCAAATAACTCCCTTTCGTGTGCGAACTTTCTGACCGGGCTGAAGACCAAAATCTGTTCCACTTCGATCTGGTTTCTTGGTTATTACCGGTTTAGTGGGATTCTGCATTTCTTCCACCGTCTCAGTCTCTTCAATTGGCTTGAGAATCAGATCCATGAGACGATCTTCCTCTTTCTGAAGAAGGTCACGTCGGCGGTTAACTTCCTCCTGGCTGGGGCCTTGAAGCTGTAACAGAGGTTTAGCGGGAGGACTTGGCCGATCCTTGAGCTTCTTCTCCTCTTGAACCAGCTTCTTCCCCTCATCCCTAATCTTGTCCTCTTGCTGCTTGATTTCCTGTTCTTTTACTTCTACAGTTATTGGAGCCTCTGTATCTTCCTCTTCCAAGGCCTTATTTTCTCTAACTGTTATATTACGAACAACATTCTTCACCACTTTGCTGATGGAGGGAATGATACGATCCACCACCACTTTGACGTGCTTACAAATCAGGTAGCCGTTCCGTTTATCAAGCTGTTGCGTAGGGGCCTGAAGCAAGGGCCTTGCCTGCCCCTCCAAGCTGTCCTTCTCGTGAAGGTGCCACTGAGCACCCCAATAAAGGAATGCAGGGCACGTACAGGAACACTTGACCTGAAGATTGTTCAGGGTGGTCTCCTTGGTGACCTGGGAGATGTCAAATTTCACTCGGACTTCATGACCGGCTGGATCAGAGTCCTCTTTTTGACATTTTACGTTATATTGCATCGACAATTCCTTCGGATAAGATCTAATCAGCGTAGGAATACAGCCAGCAACATATTTCAAGCTAAACTGGTTTGTCAGAGTTGTAAGCTCCTTGATGTTCAGTGCTATTTTATAACGGGAAACAGCCAAATAGGAGAGGGGGATACTTACCCACACTCCATCTGGCTGTTTTGGATTCTCGGACATTGGCAACTCTCATAAAAGAGGCCGGTAGTCTAAGATTTTTTGGGTTTGCGTGATTTAGGAATCGGAGAAGCCTTGACCAATCGTTCGTCAGGGGTGACTTGAGGGATGACTTGGGGGGTGACACCTGGATAAAGCGGAAGCATCGTGTCGGGAATGCCCTTCACTTCCATTATATCCAAAATCTTAGTTTCTCCCTCTGGAGTTACCTTTACTTCCATTATAATTGATTTGCCTTCTTCAAATCCAAAATCTGTTCCGATAAGAACTTCAACCTGAGGAGGGGTCGGTAACGAATTGACCTCCGTAGGTTTCTTGATCCATCCCAACTTGATGAATTCCTGCAATCCGCTCTTGGAGAAATGCACCGTGCCCATCAGAGTCGCATTACGATAGATGGACATTTGAAAATTGGAATCATTATACAGGAGCAAATCCCCAGGCTTGGTGTATTGCCGCTGGTCTGGGAATTTGATATCTCGAACGGACTGATACTGATGGTGCATCATTAACCCTTGGTCCCTACGGTTTCACGGGGACGAGTGACCCGCTTAACTCTTGATAAAACTGAATTAATGGCCTCTGCTTCAGAAAGTTGCCCAGGACCGGCACCAGTCGAGGGGTCGCCCAACGCAGATTCAAGGACAGGGGAAGTTCTCTCAGAGACGGCAGGGGCCACCACTTTCCCAATTGGCTTGAGAGCAGGTTTCGGTGTTGACTTAGGGGTGGGGGCCGGAACGACTGGTTTTGTCGGATGAGGAATTGGCTTAGGAGCCTGGGGAGTGGGAACCGGCTTAGGGGTAGGGGTATTGGGACGAACCACTGGTCTCAGGGCCGCAGCCTTCTGGATGGCCGTGTTGGCGGTTACCTGATCGATAGTAGCCTGGGCAGCAGCAATCTGAGCCTGAGCCTGGGCAATAACTTCATAGGGATCCGTGAGGGGCTCCTCTTCCTCTTCCTCTGTGCCAATCTCTTCAAGCCACCCATGCCCTATCATGGTACTGATACCCAAGTCCGACAATATGATCTCTCGCTCCTGATATCCGTCCGAAAACTGATAGGTGGTGTGGGTAATCTGGGTGAGTGTATCTCCAGGCTGAGCCACAAAGCCAGTAGGGGTTTTCCCGTCTGGTCCCTTCTGGGGAAAGTTTACGTCTCGGGTGAATTTGTAGCATTTTAGATCCATGTGTTCTCCATAGATGAATTCCTTCTACTGAATAGAGGGAGATACTAAACTAATACTCACTTTACAAAAAGAAAACCCCAATTTCTTGGGGCTTTCTCATTTTTACCAGACGAATCTGGATTTTAAGAACGGGTAATTACGATTCTCTCTAATCCGGAAGGATTAAAAATCAAAAATCCGAGGATCTCAAACACTGAGAAGCCAATCTGACGAAGGTCAGGGCGGTCAGCGGAAAGCACGGTGAGAGGAACACGCTCAGGGATGACACCAAGGAACTCGGCATCAGCCATGACCCAAACGTCACCGTAGGAGACTTTTCTGGACTGCAAGATCGTTGCACCCCACAGATAGCCCATAATACCGGTTTTCAGCAAGTGACGCTGAGTCTCACGGTCTACATTGCTATCAGTCCACTTCAGGATGTCCACATAATCACGAGGATTCATGAAGATGTAGGCAACTGAGAGGTCGTGACGCTGCACCATACCGAAGGCATCTGCAAAAGGCTCAACAGTCAGGCCGAAAGTGGTTGAACCATTGACGGTGTAGGCAAGTGAACGATTATACACATAATCGGTATAGAGGGTGCTGGTGGTGGCGGCGGTGGCAGCGGTGTCAATCGTCTTGAAAAGATTGAACACATAGTTGTCTTCCGCAGCGCCGACTTCCGCCTTAGCCAAATTAAGGGCGCGAGAAACGATATCGAATCTACGCTCTTTGATCTGGGTGATGGGGATCATCGGGTTAGCGACGATTTCAAATGTCGGAACCGTCACACGAATTGGGTTTGCAACGTTGACGATATCGCCACCCTGCTCACCAACGACGAACGCCTGCACGAAGCTGCGTCCGGTTTCGTCAAATTCCTTGTCGTAGATGGGAAGTGCTCCATCAGGCAAAGTTTCGACCATGAGTGCTTTACGAGCGATACTCATGTAATCGCGGCGGCGGCGGAGGGATGGTCCCAGAGCGGCGGCGAGTTTCTGACGGCCTGCTGCGGTCTTGAGAATCTGACCCAACTGTGCGGTCTGTGCTTGGGTACGGGATAGAATAGTCATTGTATTTGTCTCCCTTTACAAGAATGACGCAACGCCAAGCCAAGGCTCGGTGGCAGAGATGGCGTGAGTGCAGATACCCACTGGGGTGACACCAGCAGTGTTCGCTGAACCTTTGGTTGCAGTGAACATACCAGGACCAACACCGCCTACACCGTTTACGTTAGCGCAATAAAGCAACTGACCGCAAACTGGAGTAGCACCAGTTACCTGAGCCGAAGGAACCTTGAACTTGGGGAAAGCACGGACCACAGGAGTCTTTCCAGAACCCGAAGGGGTAATGGAAGAACTGAACTGGCCAGCACCCAAGAGCAAGAAGCCGTAAGGCTGCTCGGGGGAGGCTCCCGTCTGGGAGTTTGCTCCATCCAGAGGATGGACAATAAGGTTGAGGACGCCAGGGGTGGAAGCTCCACCGTACACGATACTGACAATGGCTCCAGAAGCGTAGCCAGCAGCAGTTAGTGCAGCGTTATCAACACCGGGGTCACCGGTCATAGTCAGATTGGGGACGCAAGTTCCGTCATTCTGGCCGTAATATTCGCATTTGTTTCACTTGTGGTTTTCTTCCCACTAGGAAATTTTCTCTACCACTTCAGTTTTCACTGCCACTACCATTAGTGTTTGTGGTCTGGACTATGCCTTCATCTTGTTGAAATTGCTTCAAGTTAGATGGGTTATTATAGTCTCTACACGTTCAAATCTTAGCACCGTATGATTTGCTTCGCTCGGCGTTGGCATCAGGGATTACCTGGAAGCGTTCACCGAATTTAAACCTTACGAACGTAATGTTTCCATTGCGCCGACCCGATATACGTTAAGTTCGAGATACATTCTCTACTCTCCTATATGAGTTTTTCGCTTCCCCATGGATCAGCCGAGATGGCGAGATCACTACAAGATGGAGTCGCTTGTGCAAATAAGGAAGAGATATTTACAAAACAAAGTTACTTATATAACATGGTTTTCCAGTATTAGATATAGAGGATAAAAATGACTAGACCACTGGGGGTTTACCCGTTTCCATATGATACCAGAGCCGGAATTTACCGAATTGAAAATAAATTGAGCGGAATAGTGTACATCGGCTCTGCTGTTGATTTCTACAGAAGATGGAGAAGACATCATAACGAGCTAACTCGAAAGGTTCACAGTAATCAACATTTACAACGAGCTTGGGACAAGTATGGAACAGATTCATTCATTTGGACAGTGATAGAGGAGACCAAACCTGCAAGAGAGGTGCTGCTTTCTCGTGAGCAATATTGGTTAGATAGGCTCAGAGACGAGGGAGCAGAACTTTACAATACCTGCATTACTGCTGGATCGCATCTGGGTGTGAAACGTTCTGAGAAAACTAAAAAATTAATGTCTCAAATTGCCCAGAAACGAGGGGATAATGGCATGGTACGAGATAAAGAGTGGCGAAAACAGATATCTGAAGCAAACAAGAGTAATGTAAAGACTAGGTGTGGAGCAGAGATGAGAAAGAAGGTGTCGATAGCTCACTCCGGAAAGAGGTGGGTGACCAGAAGTGGAGTAAACAAACAGATTAATCCTGATGATTTACAGACTTCCCTATCTGGGGGTTGGTGACTTGGATTCGTCAGGCATTAATAGAGTAATTCTGCCAATTGACAAGAAAAAGTGGTCAGAGGGAACTCTCTGAGCATCTGTGGTTTAGTATCACTCTGATAGGAAAAGCTATCATAATTGCTGGAAAAAGACTCAAGATCATCAAGATTCAAACCTGTCACCTCTACCCACTTGCACTCTTCTGGGTGTAATACATCATCACGACTAACCTGGTACTTTATATTCATATGATTAGCATTAGGATTAGATTTTTTATTTTTAATTTGCTCGTAAATCCACATCCAATTCGAAAGATACTGTGCGGTGTGTACCCTATTTCTAAAATAAGGGGTATAGCTGTCTACAAAATAATAAAATTTAGCAGTAGAAGTGCGTTGTTTAAGGGAGCCCCATATTTTTGAAGGCATAAGCCCTTTTTCTTTAAGGGTATGAATCAATTCCCACGTAGGGCTTTCATTTGTCCACATAAATCAGCGGCCTCATTTAAGAGGCCGCTAGTTCAGAGAGCTATTCGCTTACTGTTTAGATATCGTCCGTGAAGACGAGGTTGGCAAGCATCTGCTGTTCAGACTTGGACTCGCTACCAGCGGTCTTGACATTGCCAAGACTGCGGAGCGATGCGGCCTTTGCCGGAGCCTTGCCAGCGACAGTTTTCTTCGGGGCTTCGAGCTTGGGCTCACCCTCGCGCTTTGCACCTGGATCGTATTTGTCGGTCTTGAGGGTCTTAAGGACTTCATAGAGAATGATGTCTTCATGATCCTCTTCCATATCTGGCACTCCACCCTCGTTCAAAAGGTCTTCGGCCATATCACCACGTTCCACGATGGGGTCATCCACACCCTGGACCTTGGCGGCTGTCTTCTGATCGGCAAGCAGAACGTCGAGAGAGGTCACGTCAAAACGGGAAGCATGATGGAAGAAATCTTCTGGGGATGCGGTTGCTCCACCCTCTTCGAGTTCATTGGGCTCGGATCCAAAGAATCCTGCACCACCATCGGCTTCGACGGGGAGACCGTCCTCACCAAATTCCTCGCCTTCGCCTTCGTCTTCATTGGCCAATGCGTCGGTCTTGTCGCCCAACTCATCTTCATTGAAGATCTTGCTGAAATCGAGTTCTTCCTCGCCTTCAATTGTCTCTTCCAGAGCCGTAACATCGGCTTCGAGGTTGTCAATCTTCTCCTGAAGCTCTTCCTTCTTTTCATCAGGAATGGGTTCACCGGAGGGGGCTCCAGCGTCTGCTGGGGGCATATCGTCCATTGGAGGAACATCACCTTCGGGTGCGGGAGGAATGTCGCCTTCTGCTGGGGGAACTTCATCCATCGGAGGAACTTCCTCAGTTGCTGGTGGCATATCGTCCTTGGGGGCCTCATCCTTGGGAGCTTCGTCATCATCAGCTTTCTTGGCCTTTGCTGACTTGGGTTCGCCCTTTAACTCGCCCTTGACTTCATTCTGCATCTTCTTAAGGAAAGACTCATCTTCCAAGAATTCGTTGAGTTCAACCTTGTGAACCTGTTCAAACTTCTCCGCAACCTTGGTATAATGAGCATTGATGGCAGTCTGACGCAGCATTGCGGTCAGGGCCTTTGTGGTGTTTGCCAAGAGGGATGAGGCTAACTGGTACTGAACTTCATTTGGAGCGGTCGGGAGCAAAGACTTGGCAAGGGTCCAGGCAGAAGCTACACGAATTTTGGCTTCCTTGTGTGCGGACTGCTTTGTTTCTCGGACACTAGCGAGACGTTCTTTCAATGACTTGCGATCTTCGGCCATGGTTCTGACTCCTTTTTTGGTAGTGAAATGGGCTCTCTATTCCTGGTACTAGAAAGTTTGTAAACTCTCTAGTTTTACTAATGGTATTACATCTTCAGGTGATTAAGCTCAGCCATAAGGGCTGAGGGTTTGGGTAGAATAAGCTGGGATGCGGCTTTGCCAACATACTCAGCATCTTTGGTAAAGGCAGTCTTGGGGCCTTCCCATTCGTTGGAGACAATGCCCCTAAGAGAAGCTCCGGGGAAGGCGGGAATTGCCACCCAGGATGCTTCAATGAATTTGACTCCGCCGTTAGGCATTGACTTGTGTCCACACAACTCAGCAACACGACGAGGAATACCGTCATCATCAGGAAGGAATTGTCCTTTATTGTATTGAAGGTGGGAGCAGTAATTGCCATTGTCGGTGACATGCTGATTGCAATAACTGCATATGACAATGTCAGTCACACAACCCATTGAAAGATATTTGATTTTTTCAGTTCTAATCTTATGAACCAGATCTTCTTGAGCCAAATCAGTCGCAACCAACAGATCCACAAAATAGACCCACACATCTCCGCTAATTTTGATTTTTCTCAAAACCGCATCAAGAATGTGGCCCTTGGCCGCTTTAGAATTCTGATAGTGCTCCAAGAAGTTGAACGCACCAACGAAACTACGATAAGACATCTTTAAAACAGTATTTTCCCAGGCATCATCATTATTATTCACAAAATAGCTACATTCCGGCTTAATGAGATAATCGTAAGGATCACCCTCTGTCATTACCGAAGCCATGATAGTTACATGAGATAGCAGGTACTTTGAGGTGTTGGATGCAATTTTAGAAAAAGAGGCTGTTTTGTGTCCAAACTGGTTTTTGTGCAACTTATCCCACATAGAGACTGATATGACAGGATCTGAAATAAGCCCAGTAGCATGTTTGGTAAAGCTCATTTTGACTCCTCAGACCAGCATGAACTCGAAGCTGACCCCATCGAAACCAGCATTAAGCACCACATGTGCATATTTGGCACGTACATTTAAAGTTGACGAAAGTTCCTGCTCCATCCGCACCATAGCAGAAGGACCAAACTCCGCCTGGGCGACTTTTCCACGAGGAATATTGACCATTAGAATATCGTCATTGGTTTTGACATTCTCAGCCGAAACAAATTGCTTGAAATAGCGATTTGCAGCAACTCGATTGGCAATTTTGCGATTGCGATCTGATTCAAAATCGTAAGCGTGAACCTTAGTAGTCAAGCTACTATGATGATGAATCCAATCCTCATCATTGTCCTTGCCAATTTCTTCTTCTGTCGTCTCCGACATAAGCTTCTTTTCCTTGGGGGGATAATGGCGCACATGCCCTGCTACCGACTCAGTCTGAAGCATTCTGGCGTTGGGATCGGAGGCTTCTTTAGGCTCTTCGAGAACCGGAACCGCATCAAAACGGGAATCCTCGAAGGGATTTTCATGTTGAGTCTGGTAATCCCGGTCATAAATAGTTCCCACTCCCGGTCGAGCCATTTCAGTCAACAACGCATCCACAGCTTTTTTATGAACAAGTAAAGAAGCATCCGCTGTCTTGACAGCTTTAGACAGATGCTTCTTTAGCAGATCATTCATTAGGAAATAGAGGAAAAGAGGAGAGATGCTCCGGTCACATCAGAAGGAGACAGACCAGAATCAATGAAATCTCCATACACGGATCCGTTGACATCAAACACGTCGGTGACGATAATAGTTGCGTCCTCGGTGACGGCTGCTTGTTCAATCTGGAAGTTGGAGGTGTAGGACTCCATCCAGCAGCCCTCATAGATGGTGACTACAGCGTAGAGGCCAGGGTTACCATAGTTGTTGAGTCCACCCTCACCCGCCACATCAGCCAAGTCAGCCTGACCCACATTCTGGGCCAAGGAGGCGAGTTCACTGAATGCGATTTCGGTCTTGATGTCAAATGGCCATTTGTGATGCTTGAGCGAACGAACCAAGCCACTGACGCCCGCCTTGTAACCCAACATCTGCATGATATTGGCAAGGTAGAGTGCGGTGCGGTTAATCGTCAGCGTCATCGGCTGGGTGATACCGGGCACAAGCTCGGCAACGATATCTCCATAGCCCAGACCACGAATTGCTTCGACATTCTTTGATTCTGAGATATTGAAGCTAGAGGTGACACCCATCTTCACAAACTTGCCAACTCCCACCGCATGGGTGAAGATCTTAAATCTTGACGATATTACGGTTTTGGTTTGGGCGGTAGTACCTTGACGGTACAGATAGGAATCGGTGAAAGGTGAATTGGCCATGTTTTAATCTCCCTATTGGTAGAATTTGATAGATATAAATCTCATTTTACTATTCGGCACTGGCCAAATTCAGTCCTTTAAACTTAGATTTAGAGCCATACTGCTTGATTGGAGACGGGTTAACCGGGCCATTCTGAGGCAGCTTGGGCACTGCTGGGGTAGTAGTTGACTGAGAGGTGCCTGGAACCTGTGTAGAGGGCTTATCGGCGCAATTGGGGCAGAGCACACCATTTGTGTCCCTACCATTCTGCATTACCGTAGCTCCACAAACTGGGCAGGCTGCTGTCTTGGCCGAAGCAGTTGGGTGATTCTGATTAGTTAGCTGAAGTTTCTGAACATCAGCTTCAGCCGCACGACTAAGCCGTTCCGCTGCTCGTTGAACAATCTCTCTGCCCTGACCAGTAGAGGCGAATGCTTTTAATGCCTCTTCCTCGGACATTTCAGGATGAGCTTGTTGGAAATCTTTAAGTTCCTTAAAAATAACAAGTAATGGGTAAAAGGCTGTCTTGGCCGAAGCTTCTTTTTTCTCGCCTTTTTCACAGTTGGGGCAAACAGGTTCCTTCTCTTCCTTACCATAAGGAGAGCAGCTAAAGTCCTTACCACACTTACTGCACTTTACGAAATTATCTGCACCAAGGAGAAATGATTTCTTGGCGTTGCTGTCCTTTTTATCTTGAATGGAAGATTCAGCGGTTTCGAGTAGCAGAAGCTGCTTAGATAGGATTTTTTCTACATCTTCAAGCTTGGTTTTCAGCGCAACAAAGGCCTCTCCTACATTCTTGACTAAGGAGGAGTCATTAGCTTCCTGAACAACCTTCTTGAACTCAAAGAACTTGGTAGCGATATCGCCCTGAAGAGACTGGGTGAATTTAAGGGCTTTTCGAGTCTCCGTAGTTGTTACATCAGGAAGTTCTACTGCATTTTTAGCTGAAGCAATCTTGGGCGCATTCAGTTGTTCAACCCTGACGGCCCTGACTATCCGATCCTTACCGTCCACATCACCATGATTGAAGCCATGTCCAACATAATAAGCGTTGGCGTCATCCAGAGTACCATTAAAGCCAGTAACTAGACTGTTACCATCTTCAAAAGTGACTTTAAATTCATTGCGCTGTGGAAGAGCTTCAGAAGGAGGGAGGGGTGGAGTGTCTAGTCCAATTCCCCCTCTAAAGTCAGGAACTTGGTTCACATCGTCCAACCCAGCCCTCTTTTTTAGACCACCTGTTTTCGGAGCCTCCGAAAGGAGGGGCTCGTCGGCTTCATCCGCTGCGGTATTGAGGCCATCGGCTTCTGGAATTCCCTCGTCGCCCATAGGCATCGCATCAGGAGCTTCCGTTTCAGGAGGAGCGATGTTAAGAGAATCGACCGAACTGCCACCACCCTCAAGACCCTCATCTACATTCTTACTGTAGAATTCACCTTCAACTAACTTGTCTTCAACCTTCTTAATGGCCGCAACAAGTTCATCATTGAGGCTAAGAAGGGCACGATCAATTTCTTTTGGCCATGTGGCTGGGTTGACTGGGTCACCCAAACTGGTCCACTCACTCTTGCAAGCCTCAAGAAGGCTGACAACCACTGAATCAACAGAAGTCTCTTCTTCAGACTCTGGTTCCTCTGCGGCTCCTCCTGCGGCTGCTGTCTTAGCAGAGGACTTTGTGGTATAATGGCCAGCTAACATTTGATCACAAGCTCTTTGAACAAGACCTGGAAGAGTGCCAGCGTGTAGCGGTTTATCATTAACGGGAAGAATAACTTCTCTGACACCAAAAGATTTTGATTTAATAATAAGAATGATTTCTGATGGTTCTCCAGCTAACTCAGAGCCGCCCCTTAGCCCTGCCGAGTATGGAGGGGGTAATAAGTCGGGGCCACGATGATCGGGGCCTCCGGGGCCGTCCATCGCCGTCTTAGCAGAAGGATTCAGGATTGATGCATACTTGTTGGTGGGTTTGGAGGACTGAGCATCAAACACATCACCAAACGCACTTACCACAGCAACAGCCTCACTGGCATTGATGATAAATGTTGGCATCTTGCCAGCAAATACACCCTTGTTGAGGCGTTCACCTACCCATGACCCTGATGCCTGAACAATGAAGTCAATCTCTTCGGCAGTTTTAGGAATAAAGACCTCTAAATTGCCGTTCTTTCGCTTCATTTCGTCCTGCTCTTCAGTCGTAAGCTCAGATAATTCATGACGTGTCTCACGAGTGTTGTCGATTGACCACGCAGTGGGAGAGGGATCCACTTTAGCTGGAGTCTGCTTCGATGTATCAAAATTGCCCGCAGCCTTATGCTGAATCTCACGAGTATTGTCTACCGACCATGCGGAAGGAGCCGGATCAGCATCAGTGTGTGCATCCAACTCTACACGACGATGAGTGCCAGGAAGTTCTGGATTAACCACTTTTGGAGCGTTATCGGCAGATGGTTTAACCGGCTTTTCATCGGGAATGGGGCGTTTTGGATCAACAAACCCTTCGGGCTGTTCTCCTTCGGTCTTTTCTTTCTTTGGGGCATCAATTTCCACGGAGGACTCCTCAGCTTTCTTTTTATTTGCAAATGTTCGCTTGCCCTGAACGATGGTTTCAAGTTCATTAACTAAGGCGGAAGAATTTCCATCCTGAACAAACTGATTAACTGGATTTTGAAGGGCCGTTGGGCCAACCTTTCGAGCAAGTGGAAGAGATTGAACTTTTTGGTTTAAATCGGGATCATTTCTATGCTGGGTTAAGTATTGAACCGTCTGTTTGATCAAATCACCAATCCAATCAGCAGTTTTAGCCTTACCATCATCAGAGGCAGCAGTGCTAGCTGTTGGAATGACTTTAATATTTAGCCTACGAATTAACTCTTGCATAGCTTCAACAAGATCTTTAGCGCGTATTTTAATCTGGGCTCCATCATTATCTAAAAACAGAAAGGTTTTCATAGTATCTTCAACACTAGCAGCAGCTTTAGCCGCAGTTTCCTTACCCTTACCCTTACCACATCCTTCACAGCCTTCATTACCACAGGGACAGGTTTTACTAGACTTGACCAATGCAACAGTCTTATTACCGGGAGCATCAATTTCTTCAGCTTCTTGCTGCAATGGCCAATCCTTTTTATCAGTCTGGTCAAGGGCTCTTTTGTTTAATCTGTTAGAACGCATATTTTTACCTCTTACACTGTGGAATCAGGAAGCGCAACAAGTTGCGGAGGTTCATTTCCTCGCAAGGCTGTCATCACTAGAGAGATGCGTGAATCCATCAACTCACACCAAGCGGCAGCGGCGGTAACCGGATCAGCTACAACGGCTTGGGTGGGTAACAACCCAGGGGAACCTAATGGTAGCTGTTTCATAAAACTTATTGGCGTCAAAGCCATCTGAGTGGTTACACCTCTGGAAATTTCGGAAGATCCCAACTGGAAAGTAATGGCTTCTCGGCCCCATTGAGTTTCCCCAAGATTACTGACACCAGTCATTATCATATTGGAAGAGGAATTAACGAAAGCTATTTGATTCCCTGCCTCTCCATTAGTCACGGCGGTAATGGTTATGATTGAACCATTTATTGCAGCCGTAACAGTTGTTAATGCAGCAGCGGTAATGGCAGTGATGATATTAGCTGCACTAGTTAGGGCATCGCTACCTAGAAGAACTTGTCCTGTAGCTAGGGGACCAGTGACTCCAGTGGGACCGGTTTGACCAGTATTCCCAATAGGCCCGACGGCCCCGGTTGCACCACTATTTCCAGTTGCTCCGGTTGCCCCGGTTGCCCCACTAATTCCCGTTAGGCCAGTATCCCCAGGTCCACCAATGCCCCCGGCACCTCCAGGTCCACCGGCACCACCATCGCCTCCAGTACCTCCAGGTCCACCGGCACCGCCTGGACCACCCGGTGCTCCAGGTCCACCAGTCTCGCCTATTGCTCCAGTCGCTCCTGTATCTCCAGTATCGCCAGTTGACCCTGTTGATCCTGTATCTCCGGTTGCTCCGGTTAGTCCTGTGTCCCCAGTTGCTCCAGTTGCCCCTGCATCCCCAGTTGCTCCAGCCGCTCCAGTGGCTCCAGTAGCCCCAGTTGAACCGGTCGCACCAATCGCACCAGTCGCAATCCAAGTAAAGGTTTGAGTGTCGATTGCAAAAGTTTCACCTGGGTTTGGAACCCCTGTTAGGGCAATGGTTCCGATAGCTGGGAGGGCTGGGCTAACGAACAACCCCCCTAGATTTACAAATGGATCGCCATATGCACCGATTCTCTGCTTGTCAGTCGTGTCGGTGGAGTCACCAACAAACGATGCCTGAAGCGTCACCGTAACGGTACCGCCCAGATGCTGAACTACAGGATGAATCTTCACTAATGGCTCCGGATGGAAGGATGGGGGACCGAAGTCCCCCATCCAGGGTTTAAAGTTGAGTCGTAACCGTCAAGGTGACGGAAATCCAGAGCAAGCTGAAGATCGGCTTCACCATGAAACTAACATTCAAGATGGTCGGGTCAGCAGAATCTACCATAACAGAGATCGTGCTGTAACCTTCGATGATTTCCTGAGCAACCAACGCAGCCAGGGTAGTGGCAACCACTGAAGTGACGGTATTTACGGTAGACTGAATGAGTTTGCGACCAATGAACTGGTTCAAACTGGAACGCATTGTCTGACGAACGTAGTCAACAACCAAGCGGGAGGTTGGCTCCCTCTTAAGAGGATTGGAGTTGTCAGTGGTAACCCAGTGACGAATCACCAAGGCTCCAGCGTTCTCCACCACGCAAGTCAAACCACTGCTGGTCAACATATCCATGGTGGGGTCGTCGTAGCGAGTGATGAGGCCCTGGAACCCTACCATTGACTGACGGGTCAAGGTGGTAGCAACATCGCTGGCCGGGGAGACCATCATTCCTGCCATTGCTGCGGCCAACACAGAACCATCTACCGTGTAGTTGTTAGCAATGCCGGTAGTGGGGTCCACAAGCTGGAGGATTGCACCAATGGAGGCGATTCCAATCATACGCTCGTTCTTTAAACCAGTGCTGAGGGCCTGCATGGAGGCTGGAGTGTCGTTGAACCCATACCCATAGACGCTGACTGCCTCACCGTTGTTACGGGGGGAAGCCTGGGTCAGGAGAAAGCGGCCCAAAGACTGAATGACTGTCTGGCTGGTGCTCATGACCTGAATCATACCAGCTTTCTGCTCTGTACCAGGAAGCGGAGCAGCTAGGCTGCTGATCGCATTGATGAAGGTCTGGTCAGCGGCGGTATTGAGGCCAGTCTGCTTGGGAACCTGGAGGCAAGCGAAGAGATTTCCGCCGTTCTGGGTGAAGAGGCTGGCTGCCATTGACAGCTTATTGAGCGGAGTGACCTGACCATACTGAGCATATGCGGCGGAAGGATTATCAAAAATCTTGATTCCAAAATCTGCTGCGGTCTTCTCAGTGGTGAGGCTGACGTAATAGAAATCACCAACCGCTGGAGTCTTGCCAGAACCCTTAAAGGTTGTCAGGATTGCGGTATTACCAGTACTCATCCCATAGGTGGAAACAACCCTGGCGGTCAGACCATAAATGTTGATGATTGGACGAGTGCTTGTAGTGAATGGGGTCTCTTTGCTAACCACGAAGGACAATTTATCACCAATCTGATAGTTGTAACCAGGGGTTGGAAGAGACTGAATCCCATAAAGATGATCATTCACTATGTCACTATTTGTAGAATCGAGAATGGTGAACTTGACGCCAGTGTTGGAATCAACATAAGTCTGATTCAAATAACAAACTGCTCCAATGGCTGGATGAGAGGGGTCTGTGACCGCTCCACCGGTAAGCCCAGCACTAGATGTGACACAGAAATGGATGGAGCGGGGGGTAGTAATGGCGGCTGCACCATCAGCAAAATTCTCAGCTGTTCCTGAATCGGCAGTTGTAGTTAGGGCGACAGTCCCGAGAGAGGAGCAGATAATCACACCCGTAGAAGTGGGCCAGCCACCAACTGGGGTCTGTGAGGCAAACAGATCGATGATGTCCTGAAGATCACGGGTTGTCCCACCGGTCTTAGTGATATAGACACTGATGGCTTGCCCAGCTTTGGAAAGAGCAACGTTGTCATCTTTCTCAGTCACACCGATGAAGGCGATGGAAGCCACACCGTTAGGACCGGTGCCAGTGTTTGTGGAAGTGAACAAAAGTCCAGCATTGGTAATAGAAGTGATGGTCGCTTGAGCGGCAGGAGTCACGATAATTTCAGCATCTCCTGGCTGGAAGGTTAGGGTGATGGTTTCATCCAAATCTCCTCCTACAGCATTAAGATCAGAGAACTTGTTTGGCCAGATGATTCCACCAGTCTCAACAAAGGGGCCTGACTCGGCCACACTATAGGTGCCGGGGGCAATGGTTGGGAGAGCATTGTTGGATTCATCAGCGATGGTATAGGTGCCTTGGCCGGTCACTCCTGGATTGACAACCTTCAAGGTGAAGGCATGGGCATTCAGAGTATTGCGGTAGTAGGTAGCGAATACCATGCTTCCAATGGAGGGAGGATTGTAGAGGACTACGGTTGCGATTGCTCCGATAACCTGAGTAACCACCACTTCGCCAGCATGGAAGGCATCTTCCGGATTGTCCCCGACATACATATGAACCAGGGAGGGGTTGTTGGTCACAACACCGAGACCCGATCCATCGGTTGGGACATCAGGAAGAATAAAGGTAAAATTCTTACCCGTAACAGCCCCAGTAGCGGGGCGGAGGAACATGATCTCATCAACCAGTGTGTCAGTGATGACAGAGGCGTTGAAAGGAGTGAACCCAGGAGTTGTGCTTCCGGTAGCGATAGAGGCAGAGCCCCCCCACTGGATACGAGCATCTTCATTGGCTGGCGTCTGGAGCACAAAATCCACACCCTGAACAAAATCATTGCGATCTGGACCATAACCCACCGCATCAATACTTGCTACGTTGCTGGAAGGCAACATGTCATAAGTGTCCTGGTAGTGGTTGGTGTAGTAGCTAACTTCAAAGGTCGAACCAGACAACACTGGGTTGGCCATAGTGAAGATGCCGGTAGCTCCGTTGAGGGAGAGAACGGGGGCTGCAATCCCATTGACCAGGGCGGTCATGAGAGCCGGATTGGTAGTCACCACCCCACCATTAGATCCATCAACAACAGGGATCTGCTTGGTGGCAAATGTGGTGTTGGAATTGGGGCCTGCACCACCAGCAAATGGAGCGGAAGCGACTGCTGCGACTACAGTAGTTCCCAGGACGCCAGAGGACAAAACACTCTGAAGAGCTAGATTGCCAGCCGGGGTTGGGATTCCAACGGTGAGCAGATTGGAGAGATTGCCATAGGTGCGAACCACATAGGCCGCATAGGTGGCGGTTGCATCAACTTCTGCGGCGAAACCGGGGGTGCCGACAAAGTGCAAGGTGTCCCCAGGATTGGTGGTTGTAGTGATGTTAGAGACAACGAAGTAGTCTCCAGTAGTTGTGTTGTTTGCAGTTGTGGCAGCAAAGGTCACACCCATCCCGGCAGTCACACCATCGACAGCGAAGGAGCCGGTGGCTCTGGTAACCGCAGAGGTAGTGAAGGTGAGGGCTACGGCAGTGGCAGAGAAAAGCTGAGATGCATTCAATTCAATGGAAACTGCATCAGTTCCGACACCACTGATTGCCAGAGCATCAGATACTCCGGCTCCGGGGGTAAAGGTGAATCCAAGGTCAACATCATTCCCAAGCTCTCCAGGGAGAGAGAGAGTGAGGGGGAAGCTTGCGTCAGCGGACCAAAGTGCAAAAGAGGGCACCTGGAAGGCTTCATTCTCGGTCACATAGGTGTCCTTACGCTTGAAATAGTAGGAGGCCTCTAGTTGTGTGCCCTCTGGATAAATGTTGAAAATAGTGAACACACCCGTCGAACCATTCAGTGAGGTAACCACCACAGGAGTCTGACCATCAGAGAGAGTGACGGTGATCTGGGTGGGATCATTAGTCAGGGTTCCAGTTCCGGCTCCAGTGCAAACTGGAGTGTAAGTCAGCTGGAAGCTCTGCTGACCGATTGTCAAAACCGGGAGAACCTCATTAACGATGAGGTCATCAGCGGAGGCAGAACTGCCACGATGAAGCTCTTTGTTAACTACGGAGAAGGTTTCCTGGCCCTCACCGATGAACACGGGGAGGCGGATATTCCCGTAGGTGATTACTCCAGGATTACTCACCGTCTCAAAAGTGTAAACTCCAGGTGGGGTGTATTGTGCGAACAGAGCCATGTTTATCTCTCCCTATGGTTGCAATTTTAGATCAAAAGCCCTTTTAATTTCTTCGATTCATTCTAGATTGGAGAAGTCTTTTCTTTTGCCACTTTAATTGGTGCCTAGAATCTTTTTGTCAGTAGGAGTGTCAGGATTGTGCTTAAATCCTTCCCTTGTAACGGCTTCAAGGGCCTCAGTCCTGCCTTTTTTCTCACTTTCGGGCAGAGGAGCAAATTCGTTGCGCCCCACCATTGACAAACCTACCGAGCCGGATTGTGTTCTGACTTTCTCCCGAAGCGCATTACGATCAGAAATATCCTGCCAACGGCGATTTGCATCTTTACCAATCGTAATATCAATTTTCTGCTCAGCGAAGTTCTCTGTGAGAAGACCAACGCTGGAAGGAATGGGTTGAAATTCAGCATCTGCCCCACATTTCGAGCAGGGGATGATTTGCTGAGGGGTTTGGACGGTGGGAATAATTTTTTCAATCATTACCCCACAAGATGAACACTTATATTCTCTGATGGCCATTTAATCTCCTTTTAGGCGTAGTATGGAACAAACTGGGCGGCTCCCAGGGTAGTAAGACGAGGCATAATTACAGGTTTCCCTGGAAAATCGGTTGAGAGGGAATCGACTTCCCCGTAACTTATCTTTATATTGAAATATCCGATTCGGGTGATTAATGGTAAATAATATTCCCAATCAGCCGCAGCCAAAACATTTAGAGTGAAGGTTGTCGAGGGCGTCACCCCGCTCAAGTCCTTCTGTTCAGTCATTGAAGCTCTGGAAATCTCAAAAATTGTAAGTCCATTCGCTTCCATATTTTGTCTGCCTTGAACCAGCAGATGAGAACGAATCATGGAAGAAATATCGGAGGCGGTGAGTCGATCATTGGCCTTTACCCGGATTTCAAAGCTAACATTCTCTTTTGATCCATAAACCTCATAAGTCTCAGTCAAATTAGGAGACACCATAATGGCACACTGGTCTCCTACATTGACCATATCCCCGATTCCGATAGTAAGACCATCTATGATATTTTTGTTTGCGGAAAGTTTCTTCGCAACCACACTACTCTGACCAGAGTCAATCCGAACTTCCCAAATAATCTTTTCTCCAGGCTGTAGGAGATTTTTTAACCAAACAGAACCATCTCCAGCCACTACCAAGTTGGTTGCGGTATAAACTGGTCCAAAAGAGGAACGAAGAACAACCTGACCCACTGCCACGGACTCATCCGCCGATAGGAGGGGGACGGGGAGTAAATTTTCACTAGCTACAACCGGAGTGATAATCGGGTCTGCTGGGGCGGTAAATGTTCCAGTCAAGGTGGAGCCGATGGGAGCCCATTGTGAAAGCTGAATCAACGAGGGGGAGACAAATTGAAAATCAATGTTATTGCGTAATTCATAACCATCTTGGTCAATAATACTAAACTTAGAGAAGTTTGACATTGGCAACGTAACAATCTGATTACCACCAATAGTAGATTGAGCTAAAATGCAAGAAGTTTGCCGAACATACCAAAAATCCACATTGGGGACAAGCAGGCCGCTAGAAGTTTTAAGTCTCAGAGGCTGTTCGGTGGTATAAGAGGTAATGTACATCACCGAACCTTGAATAACGAAGGAAATGGTAGGATCGACCGGAGCAACTGTTAGCGGATCAATTGTTGAAGAGAAATATATGCCCGAACCCGCCCCCACGGGGGTCTTTCCGGTTGCCCAAGTATAAGTCTGGACCGTCAGGCCTACTTCTCTGGTTCCCTCATCCACCGAATCCACATTAAGGTAATAGACACCGGGTTGAGGAGTAATTAGCACACTTTGAGAGGTGCGATTGTTGGTCAAAATCTTATTTTCCTGAACCCAGTCAATAAAAACCCCATCAAAACCCTCTAATTTGGCCAAAACAGTGTGTCCATGCTCCGTACACATAAAATAATCAGGGCTAAGGCGGTTACCCGCTGCGGTTACGTTGCTTATTTGGACCTGGAGATCCCCCCACTGGATCAAATTGGAGGCCTGTACAAACACATCCCCACCCATGTTTTTAAAGCGGGGATTGCGATTTACGATACTCCGAAGTTCACGAAGGAGATAAGTGGAGAGGTTTTCGCCTGTGAGGTCTAACAAATTTCACCTCTTAGTTGTATACAACCCCAGGAATAGGTGCAGGCACTTTTACGTTAACCGGCTCAACCCACATAGCGATGCTGCGTCTCACATCATTGGTAGTGATATTGGCAATTTGCCGAGGATACCAACGATTCTCGATTCCAATTCGACCATCCCATTCATAATCAGTAATGAGCCACTGGGAACCGTCATGAGCCTCAAAAACGGCTCCTGGAATTAGATAAGTGAAGAAATCCGCATCTCCCTCAATGGGGCTGAGCGGATTTGGCATCTGAGTTTGAACACCGGGAGAAGACTGAGCAAATTGACTAGTTGCGTCCATTGCGGGTGCAGCCTCTTCACAGATATCAACTTTATCAGCTATAAGGGCGGCGAGTTTCTTTGAATCCATGGCTAACCTCTATGATAGGAGATGGAAAGTTATTTTTTAAGGCCGGTGCCGATTATTTTCCCTCACTCCATTTCCTCGCTTGCGTTTTGTTTAGTTTCAGCACATCCTGAGCATACTCGTAGGCCCAATGTGGGCTCGTCCGAATCATAGGCTCCGCCTCCGGCCATCTCTGTTTCATCACATACAAAGCATAACCGTAGGCCCAATGTGGGCTCGTCCGAATCATAGGCTCCGCCTCCGGCCATCTCTGTTTCATCACATACAAAGCATAACCGTAGGCATACTGTGGATCAGTCCGAATCATAGGCTCCGCCTCCGGCCATCTTTGTTTCATTACCTTCACAGCATACAGATAGGCCCGGTGTGGGTCAGTCATCACCCTTGATTCTAAAGCCCGCCAAAGTGGTTTAGAATGAAGCTTTGTGTCGGATAAACTTTCAATGATATTGGTTGTGAGCACTTGAATGATCCTTAGCGGGGATGAATATTAGGTTTCAATGTTGCCGAAGACAATTGTGCGCCCCTTAGGCTTCTTCTCATTATCCCACTGCTTATCCGGATTATCGGTCGGATCGGTGAGCGGTTCCGCCGGAAGTTCACGTTTTTCAACAAAACGAGGATCATAAGTTTTGATTGGCAGAACTGGTGGCTGTGGCGATACTAAAGGAATCTGGTATCGGGTATCATTGGCACCCAAAAGGTTGACATTGAAGTCTTGCTGCACCAAAACCCCACGGGGAGATTTATAAACCGGATCAGAGATGACCAGACGCTCCCCATTGCGGCGAACAATGAAATCACCAGCCTGAATCATGGGGGTGGGTCCAAGGTAGGAGCGACTTGAACGTTCAACTTTTACACCACCTTCATTTATGGTTCGGGTTGCCGCTACATCCGGATCAATGAATAACATCTCATAGGGGCCATAGTAACCTCCGATGATCCCGGTCTCGTAACACGCATCACATCCAGTCCTGGGCTCACCGTTGGCAACCAGACAGCCGCAGGGGGTTCCTTTTGTGCGTCTAATCATCAGATTAGCCGGTTCACCGGATTGCTCGAAAATAAAAGCATTTCTTCGAACCATTTCGGCAAGCATGTAGTCCATGCTATCAATTTCATAGGTGGTTTTCATCTCACTACCGAAGAACCCAGGTTTATGAGCCTCATATCCCCCGGCCATGACCGGAACCACCGTGTAGAATGTCCTCGTTCCTGCTGGCCCAGCCAAATAGATGTCCACATAGTTCAACAAGGAATGATAAGTAATGGTTACGACCCTAGAAGTAATCTGATTGGGAATAAAATCAGTTGTGGGAAGAATCGTGACCGACCCTCCTCCGGTCACACCATATTGCTGAATGTAAATCAACGCTTCCTGGCCATCCACCCTGGCAACCGGGACAAACTCACCATCTATAGTGAGTTGAACGTCAGCGGGGTTGTTTGCTACGGTAGGATGTCGCTTGGGGACCGGGGTGGACCAGATGGGGGCAGTGGGAATCTTGAATACATATGAGCCATCCCCACCAAAACTTACCCAATCGGTGGGTTGAACCGTGTAAGTAACGGTCTGGTAGGTAGTCTGATCCCGATAAAAGGGAATTGGCAGAGGATCTGTAGAATTTAAGCGTGTCCATGCGGTAGGAAAATCGAATGCTCTATATATATTGTAGCCGACTACATTTTTCTCGTCCAAATTGGTCCAACGGATGTCCCTGGAACCATTATAGCTGGAATTAAGGACAATCAGATTCTGAATCATTAAAGGATGCTCTGTATGCATATGCATAACAGGCCTGTGGTCTTCTGGATGATGGAAATGAAGTTCTGCCATGAATTATCCCAGGAGCCAGCGGCTCTGACGAAGGCCAACGGATTGTGGACGATTGGCAGTAATGAGGGGAGCCCACACCTGGAACTCTGCGTCATAAGCTTGTGCCAAGTTTTGGTATGTTGCAGACTTATTAATATCTAATGAAACTCCATTAAGGCTGTAACCAAATTCCTCAGCGGCCCAACGAGCCCCTTCGGTAGATAAACATTTCGCTGCGGCCCCGAGAACGGCGGCTTCGCCCCAATCGGACCCGCCTCGTGTGACCGGCAAGGTGTCAATCGTATAGGAATACCAGTTCATGGGATTCCAGGTGTTCAATTGGGCAATAGACAATCTAAGCATCCTTATAATAGTGCTGTCCTCCCAGATAAATCCAACTCTTGAGGTGTAGCCTGCGACTGTCTTAGCCGGGGTGGGTGGTCTGAAATGGTAATTACGGTCTGGATTGGTATCGGAAAGAAGTTCCCGAACCTTCATGACCAACTCAGCGGTCTGGGGAGTCACGCCTGGACGCATGGAAAGATAGACGGACATCGCTTCGACCGAATTGGTGGGAGGATTGAACTCCACAACCTCAAAATCCTCATAAATGGTAGTAAGAGGGTCAGCGATATTTTGAGCGACATACCAAACCAGCTTGAATCGGCCATTCCAGATAGTCGGAATGGCCATCTGAACATAATAAACCCCAACCCATCTCATCTGAGGAGTCTGGTTAGGCTGACTCATGAGCGTTTCGACATCGTTTACCAGACTGAAGATGCTGTAACTGATTGAAGCGGGGGTGAAAGGCACACCCCGTTCATCTCGGATAGTGATGCTGAGATCCCCAGCCCCTAATTGTTTTCCTGCGGCAATGGCCAACATAATGAATCCTCACCAAAGACTTGGATAGACGAAATTTCGGGTAATATTCCATATGGACTTCTCTGCTCTGAATGACGAACAACGCTTAGCCGTATTACACCCCATCGGGTCTCCCGCCGCAGTCATAGCCGGGGCCGGATCGGGAAAAACGACCGTACTGACTGCCCGAATCAAACACCTCATAGATGAAGAGGTCAACCCAAAGCGTATACTTGCTCTGACTTTTACGAACAAGGCTGCAAACGAAATTCTAGAACGAGTTGGCATGGCTCAGGAGCCAAATCACCCCTGGATCAGCACCATCCACTCCCTGGCTCTCAGCGCAATCCGCAAATACCCGAAAGGATTCGGTTTAGGTGAAAAAGTCACTCCTCTGGACGAGTATGATCAGAAAGAGATGCTGAAAAAGCTGATCGAGGACCGAGAACTAGGAGAATTACTCAATCCATACTTGCTCAAGGACAAGCTGGGCTATCATCGGGCCAGAGGGGTGGGGTTCCGGGTCGATTACACGCTGGAGGTGCATCAGAAGGCTCTGGTGGCCCATTCGGGCTATCATGTGATGTCAAATCAGGAGTTGGAAATCTGGTCTGCTTATGAAAAACAAAAAATTCATAATTCAGTCGTGGATTTTGATGATATGATTCATTTATTTGTCCGCAGAGGCACAGCAGACGAGAAATGGCTAGCTAACTTGCAGAAACAATTCGACTTTGTGCTGATGGATGAGGCACAGGACACCAACGAAATTCAGTGGTCCATGATAAACCTATTATTGCCTCCTGGAAACCTCAATATGTTATGTGTAGGGGATGTGAATCAGAGCATCTATGGCTTTAATGGGGCTAATCCCAGCATTCTCATGAATTACACTAAGGAGTGGAGAGGTGTTCAACCGAAACTTTACAAGCTGGAGCGAAATCACCGCTCCGTTCCTGAAATTGTCACTCTGGCAAACAAAATTCAGACCTTTATGACTGATACGATTCCTCTCCAGATGGAATCCCACCGTGGGGGCAAAGAAGAGCATGGACAAATCATTCTTCGTCAATCTCACACCCCCAGAGACTTAGCGGAGTCTATCAGTAACAGTATCCTTAACCGGAATAGTAAGGTTCAGTACAAAGATATCTCCATTCTGGTCAGGGCGGGTTCCCAGGTGCGGGATATTGAAACCGAACTGGTCAAAAACCGGGTTCCTTACATCGTCAGGGGTGCGATGGGTCTGCTCCAGGCTGAAGAAGTCAAGGATATCCTCTCTTATCTAAAAATTGCCTCAAATTCCCGCGATTTTTCGGCTCTGAGACGCTCCAGCGGGGTTCCGAAGCGAGGAGTCGGAGATGCAGCGTTGGAACGAGTCATGTTGAATGCCAATGAGCGGCACAATGGTGACCTGATGGCCAGTCTCAAAGCAGCTTCGCCTCAAAAACTACAAGGCTATGTCATGATCATTGACGAATTGGAAAAAAGGTCGCATAATCCATCTGATGCGATTGATTATCTAGTCAAAGCGATTCATTATGAAGACTACTTGAAGAAGAAATATACCAAGCATAGAGATAAACTTGAACAGAAGCTGGTCAACATCGAGCGACTGAAAGAAATGATCAATGCATTAATAGCCGAACGGGAGATGACAATTGATGATGTGGTATTTCAGCTAACCATGCAAGACCAAAAAGACATCGGTGGCGACGGAAAAGTTATCATCAGCACCATCCATGCGGCCAAGGGGTTGGAGTGGAAGACAGTCTATGTTGTAGGACTGTACGACGGAAGTATCCCCCACAAATTCTGTGTTTCAGATGAAGAGATATGTGAAGAGAGACGCCTATTTTACGTGGCTTGCACCAGAGCCAAAGACACACTAGTGCTTGGAGTGCCAGCAGCAATTGAATTTGCTTATAAAGAGCCACAGTGGGTAGCTCCAAGTAGATTTTTAACCGAATTGGGGGTATGTAAATGAAGCAAATCAAGATCGCCTTCGCCGGATTGATGAGATCCGGAAAGGACACATGCGGTGAATACATCGTCAAGAAGCACGGAGGAGTAATAAAGAAGTTTGCTCAACCCCTCTATGACATCATGTATTATGCCCAAGATAGGTGTAATATACCTAGAGAGAAGTGGAGAGAGTTCCTTCAAGTCGTCGGCACCGAGCTATTTAGGGCAAAAGACCCCAACGTTTGGGTAAACCTGCTAATAAAAGAAGTGCATGACTTAGGTCCAAACACAAATATTATCATTAGCGATGCAAGATTTAACAACGAATTTGAAGCCCTCAAACAGGACGGATTCGTCCTAGTCAAAATAGTCAGATATGACGCCGAAAGAATGGCTGAAGAAAAAGTATCTGAGGAAGTGGCCCGTCATGCTTCAGAAATTGACATGTTATTCTACGAAGGATTTGACCATGTGATCATTAATTGTGGCACATTGGAAGACCTATATCGTTCGGTAGACTATCTGATTGAAGATCAATTCGAAGAAGATGAAGCCCCAAACCCCAGTGACGAGTATGATCCCGTAGCCCCAGAAGGAGCAGAAGATCTCTGGTCCTTCTTCAGAGGCATGTCAGACCCAGAAGTGTCAGACTTCGGTCATCCTATCTAACTCGCACTCTTGAGTTGCTTCTTCAGCTTCTCTTTCTTGGTGAGGGTGGGACACCGGTCAACGGATCGCCCCACTAGTTGTTTATTACCAAGCGAGTCTTCCAGATTGTCATATTCATTGGGACTGATCCAGAACACTTCCATATCAGCATCCTCTGGCTTCAAAGGATCAATTTGATGGAACGGATTCTTCTTCCCCTTAAGGATCTCCTCCACCACACCTCTGAGGTTCAGGGTCAGAGACTTAGAAACATCATAGCCCTCCCACGGCTGCACATTTTTCATGCGTAACGCAATCTCCATAACTACATAGGCTGATGGGGCCAACTCACCGTCCCGCTTCCGTATTGAGTCAATTTCATTTCGAACCAAACAAACAATGTCAGAATAACTTTTCTTTGACATATACACCTTGTTGCCCATATTATCATGGGGGTTAAGGCATCCGTAGCGGGTGAGACCACCTTGCGGAGGCGTGTGAACAGTATTGATACACTAAGTTGCAGCATCTATACCTTGATTTAGATATTCAAAACAAACAGCAATTACGATTGGAGAAATTTGGTTGGGAAACCGGCTTTCCATCTATGTCGCAACTGTGCCACCTTGGCCTGCCCAACCAGAGTTTTTATATCGTGTGGGCTGTCTTCATCTATTGGATACATTCTGAGAGCATTTTCCAGTTTTTCTGTAAGATTTTCAGGCATTTTTGTTAATCTCCCGACATGGGGTAATTTGCAGTTTGCTAACAATAATCTATCATCATTAGATTTAATAATGGTGACTGTAATGTTGGATATTACTGCATTGGAAATACGATAACGAAGTTGACGAGCTAAATTGTCAGTTACTCGGCTAAACCAAGCCCACCATAGGCCTCGCTGATTTCTTTCAACATACACCCAAAACAGCTTGTCGTTAACCCTAACGTAAGACTCGTCAGAGAACTCCGTCACAAACTCTGAACCTTCGTGCTGATTAATCATCTGAGCGGCCTTGTACCAGCCCCCCATGGGGGAATGTCCCCGCTGCCATGGAGATTTTTCTTCCCCAATCCCCACCATCCAAAAGGCCCAAGCGTGACAAATCTCGTGGGCGACAATTCGACTCAGCGATATCTCGTCCCCAGTGATTCGCTTCTGTATTTTAACCACAATAGACCCAATATCACGGCCATTCCATATGGCTATTCCATCCCGTTTATCCGTAATAGCATTAAAAATGACAAGTTTAGGCATCGGCATGGATTGACCGCCCCCGGACTTGGGGAGCATGGCAATATATTTCTTTGCTAGGGCTAGAAGTTCCATTACCGCTCCAACAGATCAGAGCTTACCCTGTGTTCCTGACTGGCTCGTTTCTGACCACATAGTTCATATAGCCAGTCAACACGGTTAGTGCCATGCTCTCCCTTAAAGGCTTGAATCTCGTTCTCCCTGAACTCTCCACCGTCCTTGGAGGCAGTCTCCTGAAGCCGAGCGGCGATGTCCCGCATCGCCCCCTTCACTACCGTGTCTTCAGACCTCATCAATTCACCAATACCATATTTTTGAATCCATTGTTCGAGGATCACACCCTTGATCTTATATTGTTTTTTAAATTGACTGAACTGGTTAACTAGGCCGTTCCATACCCTCTTTGCTCCATAATGAGTATCCTGAAGGTGTATCCTATCATCCACCCCATCCCACACATCTGCGATTAGGAGTTTTGCAGAAAACTTGAACATGTGACACCTCACTAAAAGAGGCCGATATTCAAAAAGACTGTTCGGTTTGGTCTTTCTCAGAGTAATATAGAGTATGGACAAGGGTTATATGGACAAAAACTACAATTATGTGGTAGTATCACGGGGCGGAGGAATCGGGGACTGGTTAATGATCGAACCGACCATCGAAGCCCTCTATTATGAATATGCTCCAGCCAGAATCATCATCAGAACCCACGAACAATATGTTTGGGTATTGAAAGACAGTCCATATGTGTGGAAAGTTCTCCAAGAAAACGGAGATTTCAGTCGGTATGGAAGAATGGGGACCGGACCCCTCATCACGGACATGAATGGCCTGTTTGACGAAGAAATTCCGATCAGCCACTTCTCCTTTAATGGAGCGATTGAACAACTTGGTGGACTTCACGGTGTCGATGCATTCGCTGCGGTCGCAAATGTGAGGCCTTTGCGAAGAACCCCCTGCCTCAATTGCTATACACCCGAGTCAAACCACACAATTGTGGTGCAGTTGCGTGAGAATGGCAGAGATGACGGGAGGGATTTCACCGAGCAAGATCTCCCCATGGAACTCATGAAAAAATCTGGAAATCAGGTCATTTTGCTCAAATCTGGGATGTCCAACAAAGAGTTTATAGATGCAATCCGCACCTCCGATCTCTTCATTGGTCCTGACAGTGCGGGAGTCCATATTGCTCATGCGACCGGAGTGAGAAAGATTGTCGGATTCTACAATCCCCTCTACCCAGCCACCACTAGAGCTTACCCAGGAGTCCGAAGGGCTACGAGCAAGGAAGAATTGACATGGCAAATCGAATCGGCGCTACAAGAACCAAAATATCCGGATTACCTGAATGAGGGTAATGGGATGGATGGTATTCGACCTTTCGCTCTAATGCATTGTCGCGGCAACGGCCTTGATGTAGGTTCGAGCGAATGGCCATTACCGGGGGCATTCCCCATTCACAACCCGAGTGAACGAGATAAATTTGGCCTCGCTACGGCCCCATTTGACTACATCTTCTCCTCTCATTGCCTGGAGCACATTGCTAACTGGGAAGATGAACTGAGGCTATGGGATAAGTCTCTCCGAGTTGGAGGAACTTGCTTGATTTATCTTCCACATCCCTCCATGGAGATGTGGAAACCCGGAGGGACATGGGTTGGAGGAAACCATGTGTGGGCTCCTTCCCCTCTAACCCTGGCTAAATGGATCACCCAGAACACCAATTTAAGGGTAGAGGAGTATTCCTGTTATCCGGATGCATATTGGAGCTTCTATATTCTCGCAAGGAAGGTTGCATGAACTACAATGGAGTAGTGAAAAGCGATTATGGCCCAGTAATCGTAAATAGGTATGATGCAAATCAAACAGGAACTTTGCAACGAACCGGAAAAGCATTTGATCACGAGGATATCATGTTCTTGTGTGATCTCGCTAAAAAATGTGGAGAAGGCGTAGTTTGTGTAGATATTGGAGCAAATTTTGGTCTATTCACTCTAGCCCTAGCCAAAGCCATAGAGCCGCTGGGCGGTCATGTCATCTCTTACGAGGGACAACGCATCTTGGCCTATATGATAGCTGGTACCATTTCCCTTAATTCATTACAAAATGCTTATGTGTACAATTTTGTGATGGGAAAAGAGGAGGGCAGCATGGCCATCCCCCAATATGACTACAACCGGGCAGGGAACTTCGGAAGTTTTGAATTCAAGCCAAAATCGAATGATATCGGGCAAGAGAGGCTTCCGGACAACCCAGATGAACTGGTAAGGATAGAGTCAATTGATGCATTGAGTTGGAAACGACTGGATCTGATAAAAATTGACGCCGAGGGCATGGAGGAAGAGATTCTTGCGGGTGGAATCGAAACTTTCACCAAGTTCAAACCCATCGCATGGGTAGAGTGGCTAAAATCAGACAAAGGTGCTCTAGTTCGCTACTTCAAGAAACTAGGCTATAACGTGTATGAACATGAGTATGACTTGTTCTGCATCCAGCCAAATCAATTTCCAGAATTGCAGGAATCACTAACTTGGGCGAGGTTTAATTTATGACACATCTGACAGTCATCCCTATAAAACAGTATAGGGAACAATATGGACTAACTTTGTTTGTTGAAACAGGCTGCCAGGAAGGTGAGGGGATGACTTTTGCCAATCAATGTGGTTTTGACGAGCACTTTCTGTTTTCTTGCGATATCCGCCAGGAGGCGGTAGACGCTACCCACCAATTACTACCCGGTTCATTCATTATGAATTCAGATAGTCTTACCTTCTTGGAGACTATCCTTCCTCAGATTCCGGGGCCTACTTTGTTCTGGTTGGATGCTCATTTCCCTGCTTTTTACGCTGTAAAGGAGACTTCGGAGACCCGTTGGCCCTTATTTGCTGAACTAGAACTCATTAAAACCCTGAAACCCAACATAGAGAAGGATGTAATTATCTGTGATGATATGCGAATGCTGATCAGCCCTCGTAATCCCAACTATACGTTGGACGAAGTACCAGAAAATCGTGTGCAGTACATAGATGTAGATTGGGAAGAGTTTACCCAGACTTTTTCTGCCACACATACCGCACAGAGCATTAAAACAGATACCGGAATACTGGTGTTTCTACCCAAAGGAGCCGTTTAATGGCACATTGCCCCATCTGTAATACTCAAACCTCCCAAAAATACAAAGACTCCCCCTACTGGACATGCCCTTATTGCGATTGCTGGTTCCAGAACCCCATGCCGCCTAAAGTATATGAAGCAGACCATGAAAAAGGCGAAAACGGAGAGTTTATTGGAAATCTGATGTCAGACTATGAAAAAGGCATCAACATAGAGTTGGCACAACGTATATTCCAGAATTTCATGGGAAGCAAGCCCGGAAAGACCCTGGATGTTGGCTCAAAGTACCCGTTCCTGTCCTATTGTCTCAAGAATCTTGGATGCGAGGCGTTTGGCCTTGATAACATCGAAGTAGTTCCAGAATACAGCAAAGAACTAGACGTACCGATGCTAATGGCTGACTTTGAAGCCCTGACCGAAGAGCAAATCAGGGAATGGACCCACACGGAGAAATTCCAAGTCATCACCCTCATCCACACGTTCGAACATCTCTACGATCCACTCGCAGCCCTTAGAAAGATAAAACGACTGCTGGCTGATGACGGAATCCTGTGGCTGAGGCTGCCCGATCACGGAGTGAGTGGGTTCGAGCGGGATCTTTCCCCTGGTCATTACACCATTCATCCATTTTTCCACGCTCTACCAAGTCTGCTGGAACTTTTAGTCCAGGGAGAAGATCTCTTCACCATCGATTGGACCCTTCCTCATGAAACCGGAGGGCAGCGAGATATAGTCCTACGCCCCATACAGAAAAAGCCAGAGGTGTGGTGTGGGATGATCGTCAAAAACGAAGAACGCGACCTCCCACGAGTTCTCCAATCCATCGAGGGAGTGGTTGATGGTCTAGTCATCATTGATACCGGTTCCACTGATAGGACTGAAGAGGTAGCGAAGGCCGTTTGGACCAAACCTCTCTCCTTCGAGACCTACACGGGAGCTTCAAGACAAGATGAAGCTGGAGACTGGAAGCTTTGGGACTTCAGCAAGGCCCGAAATGTCTTTGTGGACAAGATTGATCAGATTCCAACCGCTGATTTGTTGATTTGGTTCGATGCAGACGATGAATTACTGACTCCGGCCAACCTGAAACGTGCCTTCTACTTGACCCAGTATCAGGTGTTTGGTATCATGATTGAGACTGAGGGTATGCAGTGGGTTCATCACCGGATGTGGAAGACCCGAGAGGGTATCCGCTTCGAGGGTCGGATTCATGAGTATCCCACCCATGGGGGCCACCCTGGAATCACCCTTAAGGATAACGTCATCAAGCATGATGCGGCTCCAGGAGCGGGGGAAAACTCCAACCAGCGCAATCTTCGCATTCTAGAGGCCGAGATTGTGGAAGATCCCAATCCCAGGACCGCTTTCTACCTCGCCAATACTCACAAGGATGGGGGGCGATACCTACCGGCTGTGCAGTACTATCAAATGCGTATGGATTTTGGAGATGCATTCAGGGACGAATACCTGTTTGCCTGCCTTTACAAGGGAAGATGCGAACGAGCGGCTGGAAAGCTGGCTGAGGCAGAGAAATCCCTCCTGTTCGGACTCTCCAAGGCCCCGGACTGGTCGGAATTCTGGATGGAGTTGGGCTACTTGGCCTACCAGACCGGTGATTGGAACAAGACCATCGGTTACTGCCTCGAAGCCTTCGGACGCAAGCAGGAGCCCTCTGAGCTATGGCGTGAGCCCAATAAATACACTGACCAGCCGACCCGGATGCTCAGTTTCTGCTATGAGCAGATGGGAGACAAGGAAGTGGCCTACAAATGGGCTGTGGAAGCGCAAAAACAGATCGGTTGCCCCGATAAGGAGTGGGAAGACCGAGTCAGTGTCCTCTCCCAAGCCCTGATGGCCCAAAATTACTTAAAAAAAAAATTAAACAGCCCCGACGAATAGCTCTCAACCGTCCAGGAGCGATTGGGGACATCATCATGATCCTCAACCTCGTTCCTCAACTGGTAAGGCTGAACCCTGATTATGAAATTCACTTTTTCTGTCATCCAGGCATCGGTCAGGAGCTTTCTCCACTATTTCCAACAGCGGGAATCACCGCATGGCATGATTTTAACACCCTCAACAGAGATGCGAGTGAGTACAAGCATACTTACAACCTCATAGGATATCCTTTGAGGGAAGGTTACCCTGAAAAACCAATGCGACAGCATCTTTTACGGTTTTTTGCAGAAGAGATGGGACTTCCGGTCGAAAATGATCTACCCCAACTCTACTGTCCCGGTTGGCCAAGCCTTGGATTGAAGAATTTCTCTTATGCAACCATCCACCCACAGGCCGGGTGGTCCGTTTACAAGAACTGGAGCATGAGTAGGTGGGAACAGGTTATCAAAGAGTGTCCCGAAATCCCATTTATTCAAATAGGGGCTAAAGAGGACTACCATCTGAAGGGTGCGGACCACTCATTCATGGGTAAACCGCTCATTCAATCGATCAGCTTGCTCTCAAACGCCAAATTTCATGCTGGAGTTGACTCATTCACCAACCATCTGACCCACATCAAGTGGCAAGGAAGGCAGACTCCTGGACTCATCTTGTGGGGTTCGACTCAATGTGACGCCGCAGGCTACCCAGAAAACGTCAATATAAGCCTTGGACTCGAATGTCAGCCGTGCTTCAGAGAAGATCCTCGTGTTTCTTCAATGCCGAGAGGACTTTGCATCAATCCCCCAGGACAGGAGGATTATCTGCACCCCCGCCACGCCTGTATGACGGGGATTCCAGTAGAACGAGTGCTAGCAGAGGTCAAAAAACTTTGGAATTCATGAAGGCCATACTATGGCAAGCAACATCCCTAGAAAAGTTGGAAATAAATTAAGTGCTACGTGGAGGAACAAGAGTTAAGCCAAGATTATGAATAGTTGTCTCAAGTGCAACTAGCTTAGCCCATCCTGGAATAGTAATAGCATTAGCTGGAGGATTTGCCAACATTATTTCACGCGCATGTCTTGCTTGACCACCACCATCTAAAGCATTCATTTTAGTAATGATTACAGCCCTAGCCTGAGCAGCTATCTGAGTAACATTAATAGCAGGGGCGGCAAAGATGTTGCCATCGTAGGTCCAGCCATCCTGAACAGAAGCATCACAGATCACCCGCACTAAGGGTGGAGCACAGGAAAGATCGTGGCCATCTTTGCAAACCCCTATTGCAATTACTTCTCCGTTGAATATTTCCGCATAATTTTTCATGATTTATTCCATCCAATAGACATAGCAAATACCAGTTCCACCAGCACCACCCCCATAAGCGCCTCCAGTTGCGCCACCACCTCCACCACCACCGCCTGTATTAGCGGCTGCGGCAGAACCGACAACACCGTATAGACCACCAAGACCTACGGTATCTTCCGTGCTACCAATCCAAAGGTGGTTATTGCCAATCAGATTATGCAGCCCATGGTAGCAACTTCCGGCAACATGGTCGTGCCTCGATTTGGTCATTCTTCTACCCTGCTCCAAGATGGTCGGGTGCTGATCGCGGGTGGTCAGAGTAAAGCAGAGGATAGTATATTTCCAAATCAATCAACCTATCTATCCTCTTTGGAGATCTTTGATCCGGTCACCGAGACTTTTACTTTGTCCAATGCAACCCTGACCTCGCCACGGTCTAATCAGGCTGCGGTTCTCATGGGAAATGGGCAAGTGCTATTCATTGGTGGAGGCGCCAGTGCCGACATGGAAACCTACGATCCCGTCACAGATGTTTGCACCTGGAGAAATACCATAGGAGGTATTCTTCTCTCCGGAACCATTGCCTATGACATTGGAAACAATCAAGTTCTAATTTATGGTCGCAACAATGTGTGGCTAACCGAAGCTATTATTATTAACACTAGTAGTTGGACTGAGCTTCCCATTAGTTTTTACACTCCCCTATATACCGCTGTTTCACAAGCATCCTGTATTCTTCAGGATGGACGAATTATGGTGAGTGGCGGTAGTCCAGTAGGTCCACCCAATTTTGATCCTGATGGGGCTGCCATTTTTACTGCGGGAGTTTCTCAGAATGTTATCAGCATTTTTGATCCGGCCACCCAGCAGTTCACAGTAGTGGGTCATATGCTCCAGGCCCGTACTGGCCATACCATGTTGGATCTTGGTAACGGTACAGTGGAAATTTATGGGGGTTACCTGGATACCCCTGGTGTTCAGACTGGTAGTGTTACTTTTATCCCTGGACCTGTGACCCCTCTCAGCAGCGTGGAAATCTTCAACTACGCTAGTACCGTCAGTTCCATCCCCCTTAATACTAGCATTCATATCGGCAACCTGATCGGTGGCAAGTATTACATGAACTCCGCTATAAGAAAGAACATTCTGAATAGTGGCACTTGATTGAACAGCACCAGTAACCGATATACTACCTGTACCTGGATTAAAACGGAAATTTGTAGAAGAAGTTTTATGAACTAATCCACCCGCAACCGTAGCAACTACTGGAAAATAAGTTGCATTGGTAGTAGTATCATCAAAGGCGGATTGTTTGGCACGTCAAACCGAATGCAAATTCGGTAACATCCAAAGATCCCTTGGGGTGATCCGGTCCATGGCTTCGACGCGAAAAAGGGGAGAGCCGCCCTGGGCAGAACGGCTTCCACGCATTCATCACCATTCACCAGTGCCGCGTGCGACCAGCTACTCCAGGTGAGAGCGCGGATCAGCCAGGAGCCGAGGGTGTCGGACCTGCAGAGAAGGACTTTCACGGCCACACCATGGCGGGAAGCGATGCCATGAAGGCAGCCACTGTCGGAGCGGGCGTCTTCCCCGCCTGGACCTCGGCAAGGAGGGCATAGCCTGCCGTCCAAACTTCATCCCTCCAGCTCATCCCGGCCAGGGCTTCTGTCCTGAACGTGGGGTTGGTGCTTGCGGCGTAGCTGGCGAGGCTCAGGATGCCGTCGTAGCCCCTGGTTCGCGCCGTGGTGTCCAGCAGAGCCTGGGCGGCCGCGACGTAGTCTGCCTCGACGGGCGCGGAAGCGGCAGCATAGCCGGGAAAGTGGGCTACAAGTTCTTCCACGGTGGGGATGTCGGGGAACAAGGCCTCTCCCTCCTGGACCTGGTAGTCAGGCCGGACAAACTCCTGGGTCATCCCGTTGTTGTATGCTTTGTAGGTCATAGGTTCCTCACAGGTTAAGGCGGCAGCCGAGGCAGTAGGAGTAGCAATTCGCTCCCGAGCCAACGAGCTGGATGGTGATGGCCTCCATAGGGAATTCATAGTATTGAAGGCCACCAAGCCAGACATTACTGACGGCAGAAGCTCCAAAGCAAGGGTAGGTGGTGGACGAAGGACCACCGTAAGAGGCGCTGGGGGCTATCAAACTCATGTAGCTATTCCAATTATCCAAGCCGAACTTTCCCACCCCGGCAATAACCGGGAGGATCACACCCAGCACCGTGAAGGAATACCAGGTCGGAGTGGTGCCGCTGTAGGTGCCCACAGCACCAATGGTCATCGCCACAGGAGTCTTGAAGGAGAAGTCGGCATTGGACTGGGTAAAGCCCCGGATGTTGCCTGAAGAATCGGTCAGGACGAAGCCGATCACCTTGATGTATGGATAGCTGCTGAGAACCCCTGCTGCAACTCCGGCAGCGGTGCTACTGAGTGATCCGACCACGTTCCAGGTGCCCGATCCGTTAGAGATGGCGTAGATGTAGTAGATCGTAGATGGGGCCACGGCTCCAGTGTCCAATCCACCAGCTCCAGCGGATGCTAGGTTCAAGGTGGCCGAGAAACCGGCTTTGCCCACTACACCATTGGCGGGGTTGTCGGCATTGGTCAGGGAGATCGACCGGGCGGCATAAGTGGCCGTCTTGGTCCCGCCGGCTGCGGTTCCGGTGAGGCCAGAGAACGAGCCGGTGACCCCAGTTAAAGCTTGGATTGATTCTGAAACGTTCCAAGAAGTTATTCCATTGGCTATTACTTCAACATAACCATAAGCTGAAGACATTACATAAGAAGTTGCACCATTGAGAGTGTCTGATCCAGCTCTGTTGATTGTGATTGTGTTAGCAGGAGAACAAGAACCGGTGCAATCTACAACCGTAATTCTCTGACCAGTTGTGGTGGCTGCTGGTAAAGCTATGGTCCTGGCAGCAGTCAAGCTTGTAATAAGAACAATTACATCTTCTCTATTTACAATTGTAATATTAGCATCTGCCATCAGAATAGGTAGTTCTTCATAAGTTAAAACAGCCCACTTACCAGCGCCGTTAGATTCAAAACAGGCTGAAATATAAGGTGAAGCTAATATCCAAGATGTAGCACCACCTTCAATTGTATCTGTGCCACCACGTTGAACTGTAATAGTAATAGATGGAGTAACCTGACCTGAAGAATCGACTACCCAAATTATCTGACCAGCGGTTGTAGCAGCTGGTAACGTTAAAGTTCTTGAAGCTGTAATAGAAGTGTATGGAACGATTAAATTACTAGTTGTAGCAATAACATAACTAGCATCAGCTACAGGCTGTCTAGTGAAGCCACCAGAACCAGTTTGACCAGTAGCACCAGTTCCACCAGTCGCACCAGCTGATCCTGCACCAGTTTGACCAGTAGCACCAGTTCCACCAGTTCCACCAGTATTTCCAGTGTTACCAGGAGCTAATACACCGGTGAGTCCAGTGGGACCAGTTGGACCAGTTAAGCCCGTTAGTCCACTATTACCTGTAAGTCCAGTTAGGCCAGTTCCTCCAGAAACACCAGTAAGTCCAGTTTGACCAGTTCCACCTGAATTTCCAGTAAGTCCAGTTAAACCAGTTCCACCTGAAACACCTGTTAAACCAGTAGCTCCAGTCTGTCCAGTAAGACCTGAGTTACCTGTGTTACCAGTTTTACCAACGGCTCCAGTTGCTCCACTATTTCCAGTTAAACCAACTCCTCCAGTTCCACCAGAATTGCCAGTAGCACCGGTAACAGTACTGGCTGGTCCAGTAGCTCCAGTTTGACCAGTCAGTCCACTGTTACCAGTAAGTCCAGTGAGACCTGTTCCACCTGAAACACCAGTCAGACCGGTTAAGCCAGTTCCACCTGAAACACCTGTTAAACCAGTAGCTCCAGTCTGACCAGTGAGTCCTGAATTGCCTGTAAGTCCAGTAGCTCCAGTGAATCCAGAGACTCCAGTCAGGCCAGTTGCCCCAGTCTGCCCAGTTAGACCACTGTTTCCTGTAAGACCAGTTGCACCAGTCTGCCCAGTTAAGCCGCTATTACCTGTAAGACCAGTCGCTCCTGTAAATCCAGAAACTCCTGTTAATCCAGTCGCACCAGTTTGTCCAGTGAGTCCAGAGTTTCCAGTTAGACCAGTAAGTCCCGTTCCACCTGAAACACCAGTCAGTCCGGTATAACCAGTTCCACCAGAAATTCCAGTTAATCCGGTCGCTCCAGTTTGTCCAGTCAGACCAGAATTGCCAGTCAGACCAGTTGCTCCTGTAAATCCTGAAACGCCAGTTAACCCAGTCGCACCAGTTTGACCAGTCAGTCCACTGTTTCCAGTATTACCAGTTTTACCAACAACTCCAGTTGCACCAGAGTTACCTGTCAGGCCTATACCACCAGTTGTACCTGAATTTCCAGTTAAGCCTATACCACCAGTAGCGCCAGAGTTACCGGTTAAGCCAGTATATCCAGTTCCACCTGAAACGCCTGTTAAACCAGTCGCTCCAGTCTGTCCTGTGAGTCCAGAATTTCCAGTCAAACCCGTCTGTCCTGTATAGCCGCTAACACCAGTCAGACCAGTCGCACCAGTTTGTCCAGTAAGACCGCTGTTTCCAGTCAGGCCGGTGAGTCCGGTTCCACCGGAGACACCGGTAAGGCCCGTATAACCGGTTCCACCGGTTACAGCGGTAAGACCGGTCGCTCCGGTTTGTCCAGTCAAACCAGAGTTTCCTGTTAATCCAGTGAGTCCGGTTCCACCGGAAACACCTGTCAATCCTGTATAGCCAGTTCCACCGGTTACAGCGGTAAGACCAGTCGCTCCAGTTTGTCCAGTAAGACCGCTGTTCCCTGTATTACCAGTCTGCCCAGTGGTCCCTGAATTTCCCTTAAATCCAGTATCTCCAGTCGCTCCAGAGTTGCCAGTTAAACCCATAGATCCGGTTGCACCGGAATTTCCAGTTAAACCGACAGCGCCGGTAGCCCCAGAGTTTCCTGTAAGTCCAGTGAGGCCGGTTCCACCGGAAACGCCAGTCAGTCCGGTATACCCGGTTCCACCGGTTACGGCTGTTAATCCAGTCGCACCAGTCTGACCAGTAAGACCTGAGTTTCCAGTCAAGCCGGTGAGTCCGGTTCCACCGGAGACACCGGTAAGACCAGTATAACCGGTTCCACCAGTTACAGCAGTGAGTCCAGTCGCACCAGTTTGACCTGTAAGTCCACTGTTACCAGTGAGGCCTGTAAGTCCGGTTCCACCGGAAACACCAGTATTACCAGTCGCTCCAGTCGCTCCAGTTAAAGCCTTGAATCCAGTATCTCCAGTCGCTCCAGAATTACCGGTCAAACCCATAGCTCCGGTGGCTCCAGAATTTCCAGTTAAGCCTACTCCACCAGTCGCTCCACTGTTTCCTGTCAATCCAGTGAGTCCGGTTCCACCGGAGACACCTGTCAATCCTGTATAACCAGTTCCTCCAGTTACAGCAGTGAGTCCAGTCGCTCCAGTCTGCCCGGTGAGTCCGGAATTACCAGTTAAACCAGTCAATCCGGTACCCCCAGAGACTCCAGTCAGTCCTGTATATCCGGTTCCACCGGTTACAGCTGTGAGACCTGTAGCTCCAGTTTGACCAGTAAGACCAGAATTACCTGTCAATCCCGTGAGTCCGGTTCCTCCTGATACTCCAGTGTTACCAGTCGCACCAGTAGCTCCAGTTAAAGCCTTAAATCCTGTATCTCCGGTGGCTCCGGAATTTCCAGTCAAACCCATAGCCCCAGTCGCTCCGGAATTTCCGGTTAAACCAACCGCTCCAGTTGCCCCAGAGTTGCCAGTCAGACCTGTAAGACCAGTTCCTCCACTAACACCAGTCAATCCAGTATAACCGGTTCCTCCAGTTACAGCAGTGAGTCCAGTTGCTCCAGTTTGACCGGTAAGTCCGGAGTTTCCAGTCAAGCCGGTGAGTCCGGTCCCTCCGGAGACACCGGTCAGTCCAGTGTACCCGGTTCCACCGGTTACAGCGGTTAACCCTGTTGCTCCAGTCTGTCCGGTAAGACCTGAATTTCCTGTATTTCCTGTTTGACCAGTTGTTCCTGAGTTCCCCTTGAACCCTGTATCCCCAGTAGCTCCAGAGTTACCAGTCAATCCCATAGCACCAGTAGCTCCACTGTTCCCAGTAAGTCCAACAGAACCAGTAGCTCCAGAGTTACCTGTGAGGCCGGTGAGTCCGGTTCCACCGGAGACACCGGTAAGGCCCGTATAACCAGTACCTCCGGTTACAGCTGTAAGTCCAGTCGCTCCAGTTTGACCGGTGAGCCCAGAGTTTCCGG